AGGTCTGAGTTCAAAGACTACTGTAATGTCTGATATTGTTGTAACAACAGCAGTATTTACAAATAATAAGAAGACTGGTAATCTTCTTGCATCATTATCTAAATCAGATAATAGTATTCTTATTCTAAGTGTAACTTGGAATGCTTTTACTTTTTATAAAGATACTACAGCTAAAAACTCAAGGGATACTAATAATTTTACTATTAATGAAAAGAATATGATTGAGGAGTTATCCGACTTAACTTCAATAAATATAACAGACTTTATTTATGGTTAATATTGTAGAGATATGAGATTTTTTCTCATATCTCTATTTTATTCTTTGAATCATATATCATCTATTTGTAACTAAATAAAATTATTTTAATTTGGAGGTAAAAGATATGATTGAAGTTATTGATGAAGTTCTAATCCCTGGTGACCCTGGATATATTCACAGGTTACTAAATATCAGGTATAACGGATTAGAAGGTAAAGTTGTTTATCTAAGACATGATAATGATTTTAGATGTGATGTGTACTTAGATAAATTCTATAGTCATTTTGGTAATCTTGTAAAGTTTGAAGAATTACAGACAAACTTCGAATATTGTGTATTTGAAGGGTTTATTACAGGATTGGCAGAATTATTGGGGTTTAATAAAATACAGTTTGAAACTATTAGAAAGGGGATAGAACTTGAGCGAAGCATGCGATACAATCAAATCATTGACATCGTTAGAAGAGATGTATAATGGTCTTGATTCAAAAGAAGTAATGGGTAGAGCAGTTAAACTGCTCAATAGTAAAGATTTTCAAGATTTTAAAATTAGCTTATTCAAGAAGTTAGACTCAGTAGTAGATGATATGAGTATGAATATGCTGAAGTATATTTTGAAGATATGCAACTCGATTTATAACCATACTAATTATGGTACTGGTCTTACTGATTCAGAATATGATTTACTACTTTCCCACTATAATATGGTAACAGGTAAAGATATTATTACTGAACCAGAATTATCAAAAGATAATACTTCTAATCATTCTTATAAATCTTTAAGAGGTACTATTGATAAGATTTATAAGATTACTGATGAAGATATTATCAAGAATAAATCTCAGTCTACTATAGAAGATTGGATTAATAGAATTCAAAATAGATATAATGATATTACTGGTAAAAATATAAACTTATTAGAAGAAGAAGTTTATGTTATGCCTAAGTTTGATGGAGTATCTTGTATATTTGAATGTGATGGAAATGGTAATGTAATAAAAGCATTAACCAGAGGTGATACTGAAAGGAATATAGCTCAAGACATCACATCTATGTTCCGTGATGTATTTGTAAGTCATAATTACGATAAACCTCATGGAGTTAAAACTGAGATAATGATGACTGATGAAAATCTTGAAAAGTATAATAAAGACCATAATACTAATTTCAAGAATACTAGGTCAATAGTATCTGGAATATTAAATAAGAAAAATCCAGATATAGAAGATATTGAGTATCTCACTATAGTACCTCTGAGATACTCTTATTTTGAGAATGGTGAAGAATCCTTACAGTTTATCCCCAAGGAATCCTTACAATATCCTCATATAACTTGCCAGTTAAAAGAGTTTGATAAGATTCACCAGTTTGCTTTCTCAAATAAAACTGTATTACCTGGATTAAGATGTGATGGTTGTGTTATCATTCTTACTAATCCAGAATTACAAAAGATTCTTGGTAGAGAGAATGATAAAAATAAATATGAAGTAGCTTTTAAATATACAGAAGAAGTTGCATATTCGAAAGTGAAAGATATTAAATTTAGTGCTGGATTATTTGGTAGATTAAATCCAGTAGTAGAATTTAAAGAAGTTACTCTAAAAGGTAATACTATATCAAAAGCTTCTTTAGGTTCTTATAAGAGATTTAAAGAATTAGAATTATGTAAAGGAGATGTAATAAAGATAGCTTATGATATTATCCCATATATTACCTATGATGAAACTGACCCTGGCTGTAGTAGGAGTGGTAAGCTCCCTATTGAAGCTCCACAGAGTTGCCCAGATTGTGGGTCTGATTTAAAATTAGAAGAAGATAAAGATGAAGAATTATCTATCTTACGATGTGATAATAAAGACTGTTCGTGTAGAGTAAAAGGAAAGATACTTAATTATTGTATAAAGATGGATATAGGAAATATTTCTTATAGTACTATAGATGATTTATATGAAGCTGGTTATTTATTAACTATTAAAGACTTATATTCATTAAAAGATTTTAGAGATAGTATAATAAAATTAGATGGTTTTAATGAATTAAGAATAGATAATATTATTAATGAGATTGAAAGTCATATGGAATGTGATTTACCAACTTTAATGGCTTCTATAGGAATAGAAGGAGTATCAACTAAAAAATTCCAAGGTATATTTGAATATATTAGATTAGATGAATTATTAAAATTCTCTAAGGAAGAAAATATAAATGTATTTGTAGTAATACCTGGTATTAAAGAGAAAACAGCTCGTAAGTTAATAGATGGATTAAACGAGAATAGGGAATTAATAGAATTCTTACTAGGTAATATTACAATAAAAGATTCTGTAAAACCTAATGTAGATTTTACAGTGTGTTTTACTAAAGTAAGAGAAGATGATGAACCTGGTCTAAAAGAGTTCATTGAAGAACATGGTGGAAAGATTGATAATGACTCATTCACTAAGAAGACTGATATATTAGTTATTCCATACGAAGGAGTTGTATCAAGTAAGATAAATAAAGCTGTTAAATATGATATACCAATAATTACTATAGATAAATTAAAAGAATATATTCAGAACAACTTTTAATAAAAGGGTGCATCCGAGCTTACGGAACTCGGATGCAGAAGCAACAATTTATTTTTCAAGGAGGTTTTATGTCTTTTTCGGAATTTTAGACAAACGTAGTCACAGGAAAGACAGTGACGAGCAAAAAACAGGAATTTACTTTGTGTAAGCAAATACTTTTTGCATTTAATTACTTAGTACATATAAATGCAGGCAAGGTGTAGTAAACGGTACCCACATTTATAATTATGTTGTATATATAGCAGTCGCTAATTATGCGATTGATTAATATATTATCTTTTAGAAGTAACTTAAGAAAGGACATAGCAAATATGTTAAGTAACGATGTGGCTGGAAAGCTAAAAGAAGTAGTAGCGGCAACAACAAATTGTGTTGAGTTGTCGGTTGGTAAGGATTTTGATGTAACTACAGTAGTTAAATTAAATCCAAAGGATAGTTCAATGGCAACTGTCAATAATGTAATTAAAATGAAAGGAGCGAGAGGGGATAGACAATTATCAGTAGTCATAGATATTGATAAGAAGACAACAATGTGTCATGTAATGATACTTAATGTAGAGAGGCTTAATACAAATATTCTGTTTACAGCAACAGAAGAAGATCCAATACAGAAAATTGAGAAGTATCTTCCGAATATAATCAATTCAACACAAAATATGTTGATGACTCAGATAGCTACAAAGCCTGAGAAGAAGAAAGTATTTGAGACAAGGAGTAGAGATAGGAAGCCAGTAAATAATAGAGATAGAGGAAAGAAACCTTATGTGCAACGTAATATGTCCACTTTTTAACAAAAGAACGGAATTGATGTATATTTTACAAACTCTAATGATGGACGAGATTGGATATTCTGGTGTTGGTAGTGAAACCAGAATGGTATTTTCACCATATGGAGATGCTGAAGATATTGGAATATTTACGGTATATGCTACATTGGTGTTTGAAACTGATAAACCAGATATGTTAAGAATAACCTATATTAGAGTTGATAATGAAAATAATAGATTAGAATTAACTTGTGAATTACCAGAAGATTTCAAGCCAGAAGCAACAGCTGGTGCTATATTTGACACATTGACTCAAAAGTCAAGAAGTAATATAAAAGTAGAAAAGTGAGGTAATGAAAATGAATGTGGATAAGAAGTATTTGGAAGATTGTTCTATTACAGAGCAGATGAAAAAAGCGTTCGATTCTATTGATAAGTCGGGACCTACGAAACTAATAGGTCTTGATTGCGATGAATCACCAGACGAATATGTAGTAAGAATAGTTAAACCATAGAGAGAATAAAGTGAGGTAAATAAAATGAATATGGACGAGAAGTATTTAGCAGATTATAATGAATTTGTAGTAGAAGATGAGGAGCATATCATTCCTATTTGCTCATCAGCAATAAAGTTGATATATGAGAAATTTAAAGTTCCTCTCAAAGACCCAAAGTTGGTTGCAGTAATTGTAGAGAGAACTTATAAAGTTATCATCAATACTCTTAAGTCATATGAGCCAAAACTGTCAGAGTTTAAGCTCAATATATGTGACAGATTAGAGATTGGTTATACAACCAATACATCAGAGGAAGATGAGAAGCAGGGAAATTATATGATATTCATGAATCATCTTGATAAGAGTATTGTAGACTCTTTACCAGAAGAAGATTCAACACCAGTAGAGAGAATTACTCAGTGGAATATCGAGAATGTAATTACACAACCTGGTATCATAAGAGAGATATCAAATGCAGTTATAGAAGACCTTAAGTCAATAAGTGTTAATATAGGAATATCAGAATTGATAATGCCTATATTTATAACTGTATATGAGTGCACAGTAAACTATGTAAGAATAAAGAGACAGGAGTTGAAGGAGTTTGAGTTTGAGATAAACTTCATTAGCTGCTTCCATATTGGTTGTATGGAAACAGAAGATGGTTCTTCAATTTATATCCGTCCGAATATAGAAGCTAAGCTTCTAATGAAAGATGACCAAGCGGCTACATCCATTCATGAATAATAAGTAATTTATTTATGGGTTGGGAATTATTAATAAAATAATTCCCACCCTAATATAATATAACAAATATTTTTTTGAAGTATATTAAATGAAAGAGGGTGAAGGATATGAGGTCAGGTTTAAGCCATTATATCAATAAATGGGAAGAAGAACTCAATATTCCACTATTGGAAAAATCAGCAGATAAACCATTAGTGGAATATGTTAAAGAAGCTTTTAAATCTCTTGAAATATTAAAACCAATAAAAATAACTGGTTTTGATTATACGGAAAAAGCATCAGAAATTGATATAAATAATTATGTGTTCCGTAGAGATAAAAAGAAGAAAAGAAAAGATAGATTTGGAATTAAGTCTATTGGAGATGATAGAGTAGGAAGGTTAACTGTTCATATAGAACTTGCTCTCCCTGAGATTAATCCAAAGACAAAAGTCCAAGAATATAAAATACATCCTATATCCAAATCAATATTGATACCATTACAAGATGAGAATGGTTATTATGTGATTAAAGGTAAGAAATATTATATTATATACCAAATGGTAGAGAAGTCTATTTACAATGTAGGTAATAAGATATCATTAAAGAGCTTAATGCCTGTAGATGTTAGAAGAATAGCAAAAACTATTACTGATGTACACGATGGTGAATATAAAGTTCCATTATATACAGTAGTGGTTGTAAATAGAACTATACCAGCAATATTATTCTATATGAGTAAAGGAATTAAATATACTCTTGATTATCTTAACTTAAATGGAATAATAGAATTTAAAGATAAACTACCTGGATTAAAGAGTGCAGATTATTTATATTTCCAATTATCTAATTCATGTTATATGCAGGTAGATGAAGAAGCTTTTAATAAGCATACTTTTGTTAAATCTGTAGTAGCTGGATTAATCCATATAAGTTCAAATAGAGTTAATCTTACTAATTTGAATGATAAAGATTATTGGATTAAGAAATTAGCCAATCCAGCTAATTATGAAAAAGGATTAACTGTACTAAAGTATTTTGATAGATTAGTTGATGTTACAACTTCTAATATATTGAAAATACCAGATTATTATAAAGGTGGTTCATATAGTGTAGTAAAATGGGTAATGCAACATTTCAATGATTTAAGATTGAAAGATAATAATGATATCAATAATAAGAGATTGAGATGTAATGAAACTATTTCAGCATTACTTACAACTAAATTTAGTGAAAGACTTAAAAGAGTTATTTCACTAGGTGAAAAAGCAACTGCTGATAACTATCTTGAAATATTTAGATATCCTGGTGATATTCTTATACAACAGATGCAATCATCTGGTATATTAAGATATGATGACGAAGTAAATGATATGAGTATCTGGTCTAAGTTAAAAGAAACAACTAAAGGACCTCATGCAATGGGAGAAAAGAATAGTAATGGCGTTGGTATTAAGGTAAGAGATATACATCCAAGTATGCTAGGTAATATAGATATAATTGTATGTGGTAACTCGGACCCTGGAACATCAAGAACTTTATCTCCGTTTGCAAAGATACGAGGATTACATTTCGATGCATCAACTGAACCATCAGATTTCTATTATAAGATATCAAAAGAGATGCATGAAAAATGTAAGAATAAAGGAGAAGTGTCTGTCATGGTTGAATTTGATAATCCAGCTGATTTCTATAATTATATCAGTGAGTTAAATAAATTCAATAATGAAAATATCTCTATTAGTGGTACATCTAGAGAAGGTCACTATGATTTAGTCTTAGGAAGAACTATTGATATGGATGATTCATCTAAACCACAAACTATTAACCTTGCTAAAAAGAAATATGATGCAAATGGTGAGGTAGAAGAAGAAAATGAAAGTGATGGTGAATGATGAGCAAAAATATTCTATTAAATGCATTAAGAGATAATGAAGCATCTAAAGGTAAAAAAGGAGATGATTTCTTCGATGCAAATGCTTCTACTATATCATACAGCACAGGATTTCCTGTGCTTGATTATTATTTAGGATATAAGGTTAATGTATATGATGATGATGGACAATACTTATATTCATATCCCAGTGTAGGTATTACAGCAGGTTCTTATGTATTATTCATAGGAAAACCATCTACATCTAAAACAGCAACAGCTATAAAGATTGCTTCTAATATTGTAAGAAAATTCGATAATGGATTGGTAATCCATTTCGATTTAGAGCAAGCTTTAAATTATTCAAGAATACAAGCTCTTACAAGAATACCAATGAATGAATTGGAGAGTAAATATATTCTAAGACAGGAAGATTGTACTCTTGAGAATATGAAATCAACTATCATGAGATTATATAACGAGAAAGTTAATAATCCAAATGATTACATGTACAATACAGGATTAAAGAATGAATTCGGAGAAGAGATTCAAGCGTTTGTTCCCACTGTATTAATACTAGATTCTATTGCTACTATCACTATGAGTATAGATGGTAGTGAGGCTAAGAAATTAGAGAAGCTTGAAGAAATCTCATCCCAAACAGATAGAATGAGATTAACTGGAGAGATTGGACGATTCTTCAATGAAATTCTTCCGTATCTTAGAAAAGCAAATATAACTTTAATCGCTATAAACCAAATCAAAACCAATCCACAGATGGGTATTGTTAAGAGTCCTGCGGAAATCCTCGGGCTTGGTCAGTCGGAAACGCTCCCGGGAGGTAACACTCCTAAGTTCTTAGCACATATACTTCTCAAGTTTGTAGCCATAGGTGGAGAAAAATATAATGATGAAGATGAAGGTTTTACAGGATTCAAAGTTAAAGTAGAAATTATCAAATCAAGAGTATCAGCAGCATTAAAGAATGTGGAATTAGTTTATAATTCTAATACTGGTATTGATATGGTTAGGTCTACTGTAGCATATGCAAAAGATATGGGATTGATAGGTGGTAATAAGAATGGTTATTACTTCTTATCAGATAAAGATGAGAAATTTACATTGGCTAATATGCCAGAGGATTTCAAGAATAATCCTAAGTTATTTAAGATAATGAAGGATAATGTAATTCCTCTATTAGAGAAAAACTTATCAGGTATTAAACCTGAAGAGATGGAGATTGCTGAAGAGGAATTGAATTTCTACGATTTATAAACAGGCAAACTATATTTTAGTCTCCAATACATATATTATCTATTGGAGACTAAAAGAAAGTAGAAAGGAATGTAAAATAAGTGAATGTGAATGACACCTTGATAGGTTCTATTTATACATTAAAAGATGCTTCATCAACATCTGACCATGGACACAATTACATCATAATATCAAATAATAGAAATATAAATAAATTTGTACAGGCAATGCCAATAACTTCTATGAAGAATAAAAAAGTAACAATAGAAGTTCCTATTGAATTAAGTAATTCAATGATATCTTATATAATGCCGTATAACATACAGACATTCACGAATACAGAATTACAAATAGGAAAGTTTAGAGGAGTTATTTCTGATACAGATTATATTACTAGTAAAGAATTTATTAATCTATTAATGGATATATATTTGATGGAAACTAATATAGGTGATGTTGATAGAATTAAAGTAATGAAAGACTATAAAGAATATTGTGATAAGTTCTGGAAATATCATAATAGTAAAAATGAATATAGAAATAATAACGTAACAAGTAAAGATGATATAGAGTACATATACAAACCATTATCACAATGGACAGATGATGAATTAAAGTTATATCTAAATAATATTGATAATGATAATCCTGAATATTCTTATAAGAGTTTAGGTTTTCATAATATAAAAGAAATTGTGCAATTTAATTTTCAAGTAAGAAAGGAAAAGAAGAATAGGGAATATAAAGCGAGGTATATTATAAAGTAGCAATTTGAAAGGGGTTTAGATATGGCAAATATAAAGAAGTTTTCATTAATTGATTCTTTAAAGAAAGCGAATGCAGAATTAACTGGTTCACCTTCTTTATTAGGAATAACAGCTCTTACATATCCAAATTATGTAAGTTCTATGAGAGCAAATATGTTTACTAGTCATATAAAACAGTGTATGACATTACTTCATCCTGATGTACCTTATCTATTTACTCATAATGAGAATGTAGTAGGTAAGTATTCATCTGGATATAAACAAGCAAAGACAGATCTTGAAGTATACAGGAAAATCTATAAGTATGGAGATATATTAGAAAATCCATTTGTATATGAAATGATTGTATATGATAAAGATAAAAATGAATATGATGTAGTTCATAGAAAGAGTCATGAGGATTTAACAGAAGCATTTGGTTATAAATATAATAATGACTTTATTGATAATCTTGAAGAAGGAGATATTATTAATAAAGGAGATATATTATACAAATCAAGTTCTTACGATAATTATATGAATTATGGATATGGTAAGAATGTGACTGTAGCATATTCATTTGATGCATTCTCTTCAGAAGATGCCGCAATAGCTTCAGAATCAGCTTGTGAGTTATTTGCATCTATAGATTCAGAAGTAGTAAGTATTAATCTTAATAATAATGATTACTTACTTAATCTATATGGAGATAAGAAGCATTATAAAGTACTTCCTGATATAGGAGAATACTGTTCAGGAAGAATAGCAGTAGGAAGAAGATTATTTAATAAGCAAACTTTATTTGATTTTAAATCAGATATGCTTACTACAATTCTTGATTCAGATAATGTATATTATATTGGTAATAATAGTAGAGTAGTAGATATTACTATTTTCAATAATGCTGAAGAAAGACATGATAATCCTTTCTATGACCAAATTAATAAATATATTGATTCACAGAATAAATTCTATTATGAGATAATAGAAACTGTAGAAGAAATAGTTGAGAATGGTGGTCAGTGTTCCAATGAATTAGATTATCTCTATAAGAGAGCTTTAGAGATGGTTGATACTGATAAGAAATGGAGAGAGAAAGATTCTGTTTATGATAACCTCAGTATTAAGGTTACTATAATGAGAAAAGCTCCATTAACAAAAGGTAGTAAAGTAACTGGTAGATATGGTAATAAATCAGTTATAGCTACTATAAGAAAAGATGAAGATATGCCATATACTGAAGATGGTAGAAGAGTAGATTT